TTCCATATGCTCGGTGTTGCAGGGGTATTCGGTGGAGCTTTATTCGCTGCTATGCATGGAAGTCTTGTTACTTCTTCGCTTATTCGTGAGACGACTGGCTTAGAGTCTCAAAACTATGGATACAAATTCGGTCAAGAGGAAGAAACGTATAATATTGTTGCGGCTCATGGCTACTTTGGGAGACTTATCTTTCAGTATGCCTCTTTTAATAATAGTCGTAGCTTACATTTTTTCCTTGCTACTTGGCCCGTCGTTTGCATATGGCTTACCTCTATGGGAATCTCCACTATGGCTTTTAATCTCAACGGTTTTAACTTCAACCAATCCGTCGTCGATGCCAGTGGAAGAACAGTCCCAACTTGGGCAGACGTTCTTAACCGTGCTGACTTAGGTATGGAAGTAATGCATGAACGCAACGCACACAACTTTCCGCTAGATTTAGCGGCTAATAATCAGGAGTTAATTAAAAATGCCTAAAGGCCCAGGTACCTATGGTACAAAGGTTGGTCGTCCTAAAAAGACTACAAAGAAAAAATAGATGCACTTTCTATAGGTTAGTAAAATTTTTAACAGTTTAACAAAATATATAAAGGATACTGTTGACTCTGCTAAGTACATCTTACAGGGTCTAGCAGTTACCTTTGATCATATGGGTAGACGACCAATAACAGTTCAATATCCTTACGAAAAACTAATACCCTCCACTCAATACAGAGGACGTATACACTTTGAAATGGATAAGTGTATTGCTTGTGAAGTATGTGTCAGGGTATGTCCTATTAATCTACCAGTTGTTGACTGGGTAATGAATAAGGAAGCAAAGAAAAAAGAATTGAGAAATTATTCTATTGACTTTGGTGCTTGTATATTTTGTGGAAACTG